CCCAATACTAGCGCCCGAAACTTCTTAGGAGCACCGATGTCCTTTGCAAACTTTCTAGTCAGCTTGGTTTTCCCCCCCGTAGGGGGCTGGAAAGGTTACATTTATGATTTGTAACCCAAGTACGCGATCTTTCGATGCATACATGACCACTAGAGCAATTATTAGATTACTCTTAGGTTTATCTCGAATATACTTTTTATTCAGATAAGACAAATAACTCATCTTTATAGTATCTTATTAGGATACTTCGTAAAGGGGTTATTAGCTTAGGAATGGCTTTAGTTATCACAGTGTAATTTCTATCTGTTAACAGTTTAGAAACGTCCACTGCACGTACAACTTTATAGTACTCTAACATTTCGTGAGTATCCATAAGTTCCACGTCAAACCCTGCGCTATAATCAAAAATAAGGCGCTCACTTTTCTTGTTGACAAAGTGATCTACAACATAGTAGAAAGGATGTAGCTTAAACAGCTCGCTATCTTGAAAGGTAGCTACGCCATTTGAGTCTACGATAACTAAAGGTTCAAATTCGTACTTAGCTTCTAATTTTCTTATTAACATTGAAGCTACGTGACTAAACCTGATAATACCGCTCTCATACGCCAAGTGAATGCAACCTCTGAAAGAGGCTTTCGCCAACTTTGATTGATTACATGAAAGGGTGGGTAAGTTGATTGTCATTAGAACCGTATTGATTAGTTCTAAATCACCAACGTGACCATCCAATCGATCGAACAAGGCACATGATAACTTTATTTTACTATGCACCGTATCCAGATATTTACGTTTAAATCTGTTTAGGCGCTTAGTTATATAGAAGTCATGCAGCACTAAATCACAAGGCAACACAGGGATCCATCCCCGGTTAAGGTAAGTTTTGAAGAGTACAACAAAGCTATAAAAGCTCGAAGTCTCACTAAACAAAGCCTTAATCGAAAATGGAGTGACCTCTTTCCCGCAAAAATAAAAACGTTTTGCGAATTCCACGAAATAATTTGATACGTGAGATTTTGGAGCTGAAATTTCTACTCCAAGGACTTTGGTCATTATTTCTAAGTATTGCTCTGCGATATCTTTATCCCAAATAACTATGTCATCACCCAATAACTTATATTTAGCTGTAAACCATGACTTGTTCAAGGTCACGCAGCAAACATAGAGTATAAAGTGGTGGCAAATGGTGAATGTGTTCCAACTCGAGTATAGTCCCATGGGATT